AGGTTATAAGAAAATTATTGCTGAAACAGCAATCGGCCATCGTGACAGTCTTGTAGAAAGCGTTGATGAATTCCTTGATTTATATATCGAGAAAAATCTTCCTAAACAAGAAATTGAAGAAGCTGCAAGAAACCAATATGCTCTTAAGGCAATTGAAGAAGCTCGTAAGATTCTTGGCGTTGATGAGAAATATATTCAAGGCAACATTAAAGAAGCTCTTGTAGATGGTAAGCGTCAAATGGACAACCTTCTCAAGGAGAACGTTGAACTTAAGAAAGCAAAAATGATTGCTGAAAGCAAAAAGGTTCTTGCTGAAAAGACAGCAAATCTTCCTGTTGAAGTATCACGTTTTGTTCGCTCTCGTCTCGAAGGTAAAACCTCAGATTTTATTAAAGAAAATTTTGAATACGTCATTGATATGTATGGTCGTCAAGAGCATAAAGCTAAGAAAGCCGCACTTCTCAATGAGAACAAACCATTTATCGTTGATCGGAACAGGGTAGCCGATGAAATCATCAAAGAATCAGAAGTTAAGACACAAAATCAATTCAATCCGAACAACCCAATGGAAGATTTGTACCTTAGTGGCTTAAATTTCAGAAAATAATAAAAAACAAATAAATAAACTATATGCAATCACTAGCTTCAAACTACGTTGACTCGGCTCCCTCTCTCATTTCAAAAGAAAGAGGCAGAGCATTAATCTCAAAGTGGAGTAAAATTCTCGATTTTACTGACAATCAAACAAAACCTATCGAAGGTTATCAAAAGAGAATGGCAACCGCTCTTATGTGCGAAAACCAAGAAACTTGGCTTCGTCAAAACGGTCACATGCCTCGCAATCTTGTTCAAGAAACATCCAACGGTCAATTAATTGACGGTGGTACAATGAGCAACACTGTATGGGGTGGTGGCGACGGTACTGCAACTTATGCTTCTGGTGAATACGGTAATCAAGGTCCTGGTACTGGTGGTAACACTGACTGGTATGCTCCTGGCGATGCTCGTCTTCCTAAGACTCTCATTCCTATGATTCGTCGTACATTCCCTGAGCTTATCACTCATGAAATCGTCGGTGTTCAACCAATGAGCGGTCCTGTTGGTCTTGCTTTTGCTCTTCGTTATTTCTATGACCAAGATGCTCTTGCATGTGCGCCATATAATGACAAAGGATGTACTCCTGGTAATACTTTCCCACAAGGTCCTGGTGTATGGACTGGTGCTAACTCTGATGAAGCTGGTTATCAAAAGCTTTACACTGCACACACTGGTATCACTGCTGCTGGTCTTTCTGGTCTTGGTTTAACAACCTCAACTACTGGTTCTGGTACTTGCTTCGACTTCACTCCTCAAGATATGGGCGTTGCTCAACTTCTTGCTCACTTTGAAGCATCAAGCAACATTCCTACAATGTCTCTTAAGATTGAGAAACAAGCTGTTGAAGCTGGTACTCGTCGTCTTGGAACATCATGGAGCATGGAACTTGAACAAGATCTTATGAACATGAACGGTATTGATATTGACTCAGAAATGACCAATGCAATGTCCTATGAAATTCAAGCAGAAATCGACCGTGAAATGGTAATCCGTATGATTCAAGTTGCTCTTAACGCAGGTTTCGGCAATGGTTATTCAGTATGGAAACCACAACTCGCAGATGGTCGCTGGTTCGCAGAGCGTGGTGTTGACTTCTATGCAAAAATCGTTGTAGAAGCTAACCGTATCGCAATTCGTAACCGTCGTGGTCCTGCTAACTTCATTATCGCAACTCCAAAAGTTTGCACAATTCTTCAACTCCTTCCTGAGTTCCGCGTATTTGAAATTGCATCAGCAATTCAAGCTCACCCAAATGGTGTTGCTCGCGTAGGTACTCTTGCAGGTCAGTTCAACATCTATCGTGATACTCGCACAGAGGCTCAATATCTCGCAGGTGTTCGTTCTGAGCCAGTTGAGTATGCTCTTCTTGGTTATAAAGGTTCTGAATTCTGGGACACTGGTATCGTGTATTGCCCATACATTCCAGTTCTTGTTCAAAGAACAATCTCTCCACACACCTTCACACCGAACGTAGGTATGATGACTCGTTATGGAGTAATTGACAACCTTTTCGGTTCTGGTAACTTCTACCACTTGATTATCGCTCGCGACCTTAACACTGGTCACTTAACAACTTGCGGTACTCCAGTAAGCGTAACCTCCCCTAACCCAATCAACTACAACTACCTTAGCTAATCGCTAGTAGAGTAAAAGATTAAAAGTTTGAAACCCTCTAGGAAACTAGAGGGTTTCTTCTTTTTAAATATGTATTTTTTTTATATTAAACTTTATCTGCTTCTACAATATTCAATTCCTTTTCTTTCATTTTCATAATCATATCAAACATCTCTTCACGGCTACCACTCATAATAACGTTTGTTTGATTTAATGTAGTTCCAGCAGGGAGTGCTTCTGGTGCATTTTTATTAATTGTGTAATCTGCAAGTTTTTCTTTAATATCAATTTCTCTTGTTTTTGTTTTTTCAGTAATCTTATTCTTTTCTTTTTCAGTTAATATTTTAACCTTATTTTTAAGTGCTTCACTTTGAGCTTTACCAATATTAGAGTATGCTTCTAAATATTCTGCATCTCCTGTAGTTTCTACAAGACGTTTTGCTTCTTCTAATACAGCAGAATTTGTTTTAATAAGATCATCTAAATCTTTTAATGTTTTAGAAAGCTCGTCCATTTCATCATATTCTTTCTTAACAGTTTCTTTTTCTGGTTCGATTTGTGAAATAATGTTACTAACTGCTAATGCACTTAAAACATCATCATATTCATCGTTATTGTCGTTATTCATAAAGATATTTATAAATACATATATGAACATGCAAAAAATTACTACTCTTTGTTGTTTGTTATTAACTAGTTGTGTTTGTCAAAAACCTCATGTTAGTGACACTTTATTAGAAATTCCTATAGCACCAAAATTGGTTCAATATGAAAAAGGACCAATTCTTAAAAAGATTGATTCTGATTATTTGGTAACAAAAGAACTTGTTAATAATGCTACACTATTAACTGATTACTATATAAGACTCGAAAAATGGAAGGAGGTGAAAAATATCCGATGAAAAACTTAGAACAAATCTATGTAGAGAACTTTATAATGCCTCAAAAACCTATTGTTTCTCCCTCTAAAGATATAGATCCTGAACAGATAATTTTAAAATTACGCAGTCTTTTTGTAGATATACATTACGGATTAAAATCATTTAGAAAAAATGATGTTAAATTACACACTATAGCAAGACTTATTAGAAAATCAATGTTTAATGTTTATAATACTTTAAACATTTCTTTAAGAAAAGAAAATCCTAGTGTTGATTTTTCTAAAATGCCTCTTATTAAAAAAATACCTCTTATACAAGGTTACATGAATTCTGCTAAGTTAGATATAGAAAAACTTATAACTTTCTATAAAGAAGAAGGTAATGAATATGTCGTAAACCAATTAGAAAAGTCTTTAGATAAGTTTTCAACCCCATCTATACTATTTGATAATAATATGTTTAAACCTTATAGAAAATACTTCTAATATATAATAAAAAAACCCCACTCTTTCGAGTGGGGTTTTTCTTTTTTCAGCTATATTAAATAAGCTCGTTAAAGTCAACTCCTGTTCCAGTAATTACAAGATCAACAAGAATAAACTTGACTGGTCGTGTAGGTTTGATATAAACTGCAACATTAAGAACACCTTGATCAATAGATGCTGGGGTATTGTTTCTATCATCGCAAACAAGCAAGTAGTCATATACACCACCGTTATCTTTCATGAATTCAAGAATTGGACGAAGAACATTATTGATTCTTCCTCTTGTAGTAATGGTATTTGGTTGACCAATAAACTGTAAGAGGTTTGCTTGAATACTCTTAGCAAGCCAGAGTGCTCCACGACGAACTGAAATTTCTTTCAATGCAGAACTTTCTTTAAGAAGAGTTGTAGAGTTCCAGTTAAGGTTTCCTTCTGGGAATCTTACGATTGGATTTAGTCCAATGCGAGAAATAAGGTCACGTTCACGTTGGTTAGGATTAATACCTAAGTCGTTTACGTTTGCAAGCAATCCGTTGGAAACTCCAAGAGGACTTGTCCATGGATATTGTGTAGCTTCATTTCTTGCATAAAGAGCAGCTTGATATGCGGAAGGACCGAACCATGAGAAGCTATCTGAGTTTGCATCAAATGACTTAATCCAGTTTGCATAAGAAATGCTGTATGAAGAATTAATACCTTGATAAAGGTTACGAAGGTAAGAGTAAATATTACGACCAAATGTTGCATATTGCTCAGTTGGTTGATTTGTCTTAGGATCAATATAAAGACCTTTTTGACGACTTACTACCTTGAAATCTTTACCGTTTACAAAGATTTGACGAAGAGGATCTTGAATGTGAACATTCGGAACACCACCTGCATACTTTCTTGTGTATCTTGCGAAAGAGTCAAAGATATTATAGATTGTTTCCCAATTGTCTTGAAGAGCAGAATTCATAACTGTACCGTCATATGGGCTGAGAGAATCAGTATTTACATAATAGGTATCGTCATAATTGTAGCAGATGCTTGAATCAGTGATGCAAGAATCTAATTCAATCGCTGCCTTAGTTGCCCAAATTGTTGAAAGACCGTTATCAATTGTAATATCAATAGGGAAGTCAACAGGATTTTCAACTTGGCGAAGAACTCTTTCAAGCTTTGAAGGAAGATTACCAATATCTTTCTTAAGGCAAAGATTATATGCAGCATCAGAACATTCTGGTGTGTAAGAACCTGTACCATAAAGTTTATCAGCAAATCCTTTGAGTGCAAGTTGAGGATCGTAATTTGAGAACATTTCTGCGGTTTTTTCACGGAACATACGAACTGTTTTACGTGGAAGACCTGTTTGTTCATTTACCCAGCAGTTATTTTGTGAAAGATATGGGTTAACATAAACTTCAAGATATGCACTACCGTTATTAACTGTTTTCTCAAGGAAGAAGGAACGATCTGGTCCGCCAAAGTCGTCTGAAACCATACGAGTTGAATTAAGAGAACCAACAAATTGTTCAAGACGAACTTGATCAAGTTTATTAATTGTATCTGTAAGACGAGCAGGACGAACTTTGAAAAGACTCATAATCAACGAATCGTTGTATGTTGCATTTCCAAATTCTACACCAACGTTTTGATGAACAAGTTCAGTGATAGATTGGACATCTTCATCAAATGTTGATGAAACTTTAAAGTTAAGTCTTGCATCTGGAACATCTACCCAAGAACCTGAAACACCAGGGCAAAGCTCATTATAATAACCAGCAACACCAGTAATGTCATCAAAGTTTGTAGCAGGGTTAACATTTAAGTTGTCGTTAAGTGCAAGATAG